CGCGCCCACCCGCGAGGAGTCCCAGAGATCGCCCACCTGCGAGGAGTCCCAGAGATCGCCCACCTGCGAGGAGTCACAGAGCGCGCCCACCTGCGAGGAGCCGTGGAGCGCGCCCACCCGCGAGGAGCCGTGGAGCGCGCCCACCTGCGAGGAGTCCCAGAGCGCGCCCACCCGCGAGGAGTCCCAGAGATCGCCCACCTGCGAGGAGTCCCAGAGATCGCCCACCTGCGAGGAGTCACAGAGCGCGCCCACCTGCGAGGAGCCGTGGAGCGCGCCCACCCGCGAGGAGCCGTGGAGCTCGCCCACCTGCGAGGAGTCACAGAGCGCGCCCACCTGCGAGGAGTCCCAGAGATCGCCCACCTGCGAGGAGCCGTGGAGCGCGCCCACCCGCGAGGAGCCGAGCAGAGTCACGATCCGCGCCGACTTGACACGGAAGACGTTGGCTTCTCCGACCAGGATCCAGCAGCCACCGAGGAGCAGCTTCCGCGTGTCGCGGACGAACATCGCCTTGACCCGCTCCTCCAGCCGGGCGCGCACGGCCGCGCCGTCGTACCAGGGCGGCGCCGACTCCTCGTCCACACGCAACGTCCAAGCGGAGAGGTCGTCGATCTTGGCGATCTCGTCCGGCGGCGTGAACTCCACGCGGCAGAACGTGCGGGACGCGATCGGGGATCCGTCATCAACCAGGCCGAGGTCAACGACCAGGTCTTCGTGGCTGTCGGTGTGCTCGGGGTCGGCGTAGATCGAGCCATCGGGTCGGACAATTGCGCTAAGGAACTTGCACATCGCGTTTACCTTTCGTGTGTAGAGGAAAGCTCCGGGTGTCCCCAGTCCTCGTTGGCCGGCTCGTCGTACCGGTCCCGCGGTTCGTCCTCGGGCTCAGGGGCCGGGCTCTCGACCTCGTCGTCGCGGTCAACCACGGCAGACCCCCACCGCGATCGCGTACCCACCCAGCACTGAGGCGGCCATCTCGACCGCGAGGAAGGCGGCGACGACTAGCTCTGCCCGCTGCCACGGCTCCAGCGACCGCCACCAGCTCTTGAGTTCCGGCATCCCTGCCTCCCGTGTCGCGGCTACGTTCCGCGCCGACGAGAAGGACTGTAGTCAGATGACGACGCCGGTGTCAAGTGACGCCACGCGCCGATGATTCGGCGGTCAGGCGGAGGATGTCTGGCGAGGAGCGACTACTTGCGCGGCGCGGTGCCGGCGTTGGCGATCGTCGAGAGGTGCGCGACGTCGGTCAGGGCACTGGACGCTGATTTCGCAAGCACCGCAGCGTTCCGCGGAGATCGGGACAGGTCACGCAGAAGCCGACGGACAGACTTCTCCGCTCGCACGCAGGCGCAGTGGAGAACGGCAGATCGAAGATTTTCGGGTGTAGGCATACCCCCTCCAGGGAGCAGGGAGGCTACCCAAACGGTCTGACACTCAGAGAGTCAAACGTTGGGCGGAGAGGACCCAGGCTGAGTGTCCTTCTTCGCCCACTTCCTGTTCCGGAGAGAGAAGAGCGCCAGCGCCCCAAAGACCAGCAGCGCCGCCACCGGCTCCGGCTGTAGGTGGTCCCCGCACGCGCGGGGATGAGCCGATGAACGCGAAGAAGAGGCCTGCCACCCCAAGCGCAAAATACAGGGCTTCCATTCATTTCTCTCCTGGACCCTCGTACGCCGGGTCCATCCATCGCTTGTCGTCGGGATCCCGGTCGCAGATCCAATCCATGCTGGCGCCTAGGTTCCGGTGGACCAGCAGCAGCACGTCGAGCCCCATGGTCCGTTCCCCTTTCAAGTAGCGGTTCATCGCCCCCCGGCTGATTCCGACGTCCGCGGCCATGGACGCTGCGCTCCTGTACTTCCGCAGCCACTTGAGCTGCCGAAGGTTCGCGGCCATCCGCTGACGAGTCTTGATGTCGAGTGATTCCTTGGGCACGGCGCTGGAGGTTAGCCGTGGTTGCGGCGTCACTGGACGACTCAAGACCTTGACTGAGTAGTCAGATGACGACATAGTCCGGGGCATGAAGAGGACCCTGCTCGCTCGGTACTTCAGGAAATCGAAACGGTCGGTCAGTGAGTTCGCGCGCGCGGTCGAGGCTGACCGCAGCCAGATCTACAGGTGCATGCGCGGCGAGCGCCGACCCGGGCTCGTGCTTGCGCTGAGGATTGAGCGCGCCACCGCCGGTGCTGTCCCCGCATCGTCCTGGGCCGACTCGGCCCGCCCCTAATCCGCTTCGGAGGTCGTTCGCCATGCGCGGAACTCTGCCCAAAGACCCACCGTCGAGTACCGTCCAATCGACTGGACGCCCGTTGACGGCCCACCCCGACGCCGACGCGCAACTCCCTCTCGCGCTTACCGTTTCCGGCGTCCAGCAGGCCACTCACCGCGAGACCGGCCGCCGCGTCCGCCTCCTGATCTCGCAGGCGCTGGAGGCCAACAAGCTCTCCCGGATCGACATGGCCGAGGAGACCGGGATCGACCCCTCCCAGCTCACCAGGGCTCTGGACGGGGATGGCGCCAACCTCCCGCCCGCGATCCTCGGGTTCCTGCTCGCCCGCGACCGGAAGCGCGCCTTCGTCGCCGGCCTCGCCGCCATGGTCGGGTGCGACCTGGTCGAGCGGCGCCCCGACCTCGCCGCCGAGAACCGGCACCTGAAGTCGGAGCTCGCCGCCATCCGCGAGCGACTCGAACAGCTCGGGGTCTGACCATGAACCGGTTCGTCCGCGGCATGCTGTGGGCCCTCGCGTTTGACCTATTCATCATGGCCTTCGCGGTCACGTCGTGGCTGGTGCTCCGGTGATCTCCCTCGTCGCGATCGCCCAGGAGAAGCGCGCACGGGTCCAGCTCTCCCGGGTCCGGATCGACCGCCGCTGGGAGCGTGACTCCTGGGACGTCCGGGCCGACCGCCGTCCGCCGCCGCTCCGGGTTCACCGAGGTTGCCCGGGTTGCGGGGGCACTCCGGGCGGCGTCACAGCGCTCCCCTCGTTCTGCCGCGTCTGCGCGCATCGAGTGCTCCAGTTCGGCACCACCGAGCGGGTCGAAGACCTCAGCCTCAGAGGTATGCGGCGCACCGCTGGCCGGGCCGGGAGGAAATGACGTGTCCCTAAACGACGACAAGATGCCAACACCATGCAACGAGAAGTCGAAGCCGAATTGGTCGCTGTTGGTGGAACTGGCGTACCGGGCCCACTGCGATCCGAGGTCGCTTCAGAAGGTGCTCCAAGGGGGGACGGTGCGGGGGAGCGCGGGCCTGCGGGCAGCGGCCGCCCTCCGCAAGGCCGGGTTGCTGTAGCTCGCGTGAGGGAACCATGAACGACGGGCGCGAGGGCGGGTTCATCAAGCTCCACCGCCGGCTGGAGTCCTGGCCGCTCTGGCAGTCCATGACCGCGCTCCAGCGCATGGTCTGGATCCAGATCCTGCTCTCCGCGAACTGGAAGGACGGGGAGGGCTGGCACGGGACCCGCCGCTACATCATCCGTCGCGGCCAGACCTCAGCATCCGAGGAGGAGATCTCGCGCCGCGCCAGGGTATCTAGACGGGTAGTGAGGGACGCGTTCGCGAAGCTCCTAAAGGAGGGCGCGATCGGGCGCGAAAAGGTCCCACTGGAGGGCCAAGCTCCGTATCTCGTAACGGTACGCAATTACGACAAGTTCCAATCAACAGAGGAAGAGGAGGGCCCGAGGTCGGGCCAAGAAGGGACCAAGGTAGGGCCAAGCTCGGGCCCGGATAGGGCCCTGATAGAAGAAGGTGAAGAAGTAAAAGAAGGGAAGAAAGAAGCTGCTGCGGGGCCGCTGCCGATCGGCCGCCTCCCCTCGGCGCTCCCCTCGCCAGCCGAGGTCGATTCCGCCCGCTGGCCCGCCATCGAGCAGCTCGCCCAGCACCTCGCCAACCTCCGCGGCCTCACCGCCTGCCCGCTGACCTGGCCGAAGCGCGACAACCGCGACCGGCTCGAAACCGCCATCGCCCGCGCCACCGTCGCCCGATCGGCCCAATGCGCCCTCGCCGTCTGGCGCGACGCCGCGAAGAACGGGAAGCTCGTCTCGTCCCTCGGCTTCTTCGTCGCGGCCATTGAGGCGCTCGGCAACCCCGGCCCGCAGGAGCAGCCGCTCTCCACCTGCGCCGAGTGGGACGCCGTGCTCCAGCAGGTTCGCCGCTACAGCGCCGACGCCGCGGAGCGGCTCTCGAAAGCCAAGCCCCGCATCGCAGGAGGCGCGCTGGTGCTCTCGGCCGACGCGCCGCTCGCAGACGCAATCCGAGAGCTCTACTGGTCCCGACTCGAACCGCTGGTGCAGTCCATCCACGGCCTCCGCCTGGAGGTCGAACAGGAGAAATTATGTCCGACTTCATTGCACTCGGTGTGATGTATTTCGCGATTCTCTGCCTCGGCTTCCATCTCGGCTGGCGAGCCGCGTCGAAACGCGAGCGAGGCGAAGACCTCCGGCTCCTCGCCCTCGGCGCCTACCGCGGGATGGCCTACGAGCGGGGCAGGGCGCCCCGTAGCGCCCCGATCGACACCAGGCGAGCCCCGGGACAGCGGCCCAGCGCCGATCGTGCCTCGCCTACGGAGACGCGCGCAGGCGCGCACACGCACGTGATCTATATGCGCCGGGAGACCCTCCAGTGATCGTCCTCGGAATCGACGGAGGCTTCGCCAGCATGGGCCTCGCAGCGGTGCACATCCGTGGCGACCGCGAGACCCTCACCCAGGCATGGGTGGTCCGGACCGAGCTGAGCTCTCGCAAGCTCGGCGTCCGCTCCGGTGACGACTCCTGTCGCCGCGCTCGGGAGCTCGCCGCCGCGGTCGAGCTCGCGATCCAGACACACTCCCCAGCGGCGATCGCCATCGAGTCCCCCAGCTGGCCCCGCAGCGCCGGAGTCGCCGCCAAGATGGGCATCGCGTTCGGTGTCGTGTTCGCCCTCGCAGAGAAGCATCGCCTACCGCTGGTAATGGCCAGCCCGCAGGAGGTGAAGAAGGCCCTATGCGGGTCCAAGACCGCGACCAAGGACGAGATCATCCTGGCCGTGGAATCGCGCTTCCCCGACATCGTCTGGCCGAAGCAGAAGACGCTGTGGGAGCACGCCGCGGACGCGTGCGCTGTCGTGGTCGCCTGCCTCGACTCGCCCGCGCTCCAGATGGCCCGCAGGCTCTCCGCGCCCGGTGAACGGCGGCGGGACCCGGAGGCCGCGTGAAGCCCGAGCCCGAGCGCCCTCCGACGCGCCTGGTGTACCTGAAGCACCTCCGGCGCCACCTGTCCGAGCAGGTCGCCCACGAGCAGGGCTCCGAGCCCGCCTCGGCCTCCCGCGCCGCCTGGCTCCTCCGGTGGTCCCACCTGCTCAACCCCAGGAGGAAAGTCCGATGAGCCTGTCAGGTCCAACTTTCGCCACCGAGCAAAGCAACGGCATCACCATCGCGGTGAGGATCCGCGAGGTCTTCGCCGACGCCGACGCGCGCCGTATGAAGGAGCTCGACCGCGCGATCCGCGCCGGACACGGCTCGACCGAGCCCCGCAACATCCCCTGGGACAACCTGTCCGGACTGCCCGAGGCGAAGCCGGCGCCGAAGGAGGACGCCCGCCGCGGTGGACGGGAGTCGCGCAAGACCGCCCCTGCGAGACGCTTCGCGCGCCGCTGCACCTGCGGCCGGCCGATCCGGAAGCGTCGCGACAGCCAGCCCAAGGAGGTGTGCTCGATCTGCGAGAGGGCCTACCCCGTCAACAAGGTCTGCGCCGAACGGTGACCAGGGCGCGCACCCGAGTCCACCCCAGCCAGCTCTCACTGTGGGTCGTGATGGCGGACGGCCGGTGGACGAAGTGGCGGGGACGAGATCCAACCTCGTTCACCTGCATCGGTTGCGCGCGCCACCAGGTGAAGACGAAGCACACCTACTGCCGAACGTGCCGTGAACGACTGGAGCGGAACCAGCCCGTAGACTTGGACGAGTACGTGAGCAAAGCCGAAGTCATGCGGTTGCGAAAGACGATGCCGGGAGAGTGGGAGTTTTGACCGATGGCTCAGAGCAGCGACGGATCAGCAAAGAGGCGGCGCCGTGGACCTGGTCGACCGTTCCAGCCCGGCCAGTCGGGCAACCCGGGAGGACGACCCGCGACGAAGGAGCTGGCCCAGCGCATCGCGGCCGAGACGAGCGGCGGGGTGGACCTCGTTGACTTCACACTCAAGGTCATGCGCGCCAACGTGAAGGGCTTCAAGCGGGTGGCGATGAAGGAAAGGCAGCGCGCCCGGGACTGGCTCGCTGATCGACTCTGGGGCAAGGCGCAGCAGGTCGTCACCTTGGCCGACGAGGACGGCAACGCGGTGCTCAAGAGCGTCGCGATCGAGTTCGTGACCCCCGCGAAGCCGGAGCAGCCCAAGTGATCCCGCACGCCGTCCGGAGGGCGCGCGAGCGGCTCGGAACCGACGACGGTCTGCGCGAGGTCTCGGCCCTCAAGGCGGCGGTGCTCCAGGGTCGCGCGAAGTTCCTGCGCCCCGGGCGCGGATGTCGCTCGATCTGGCGTGCCCGCGTGGACGGCATGTGGGTGATCTTCGTCTGGCAAGAGGACGTTCGGCGGGTGATCACCGTGCTCGAAGGGCGCGGGGCGCGGTCGCACGATGAGGAACGGGAGCGGAAGGGCAAGAATCACCGCCGGGTGACGAGGAGCGGGATCGCCCGGTGAACGTCCAGCTCCCCGAGAAGCTGCGCGTCCTGTTCGAGCCGCACCGGTACAAGGTGCTCTACGGCGGGCGCGGCGGCGCCAAGTCCTGGGGCGTCGCTCGCGTGCTGCTCCTCCTGGCCGCGAGCCGTTGCCTGCGGATCCTTTGCACGCGCGAGCTCCAGGTTTCGATCGAGGACTCGGTCCACAAACTCCTGAGCGACCAGGTCGAGGCGCTCGGGCTCTCCAGTTTCTTCGAGGTACAGAAGAACGCCATCACTGGGAGGAACGGCAGCGGGTTCCTGTTCACGGGCCTGCGCAACAACATCACCAAGATCAAGTCGATGGAGGGCGTGGACATCGTCTGGTGCGAGGAAGCCGAGACCATCAGCAAAGAGTCATGGGAGGTGCTGATCCCGACCATTCGTAAGCCGGGCTCCGAGATCTGGATCACCTTCAACCCGCGCGAGCCCACCGACCCGACCTGGGTTCGGTTCGGTCCCGAGGAGAAGGACGAGGCCGGCAAGGTCGTGCGCGGGCCTCCGCCGGGCTCGGTGGTCGTCGAGATGTCCTGGCGCGACAACGCCTGGTTGCCGGCCGAGCTGGTGGCGGAAAAGGACTACCTCTACCGGATCGACCCCGAGGCCGCGGCGCACGTCTGGGACGGCAAGTTCAGGCGGAAGAGCAAGGCGTCCGTGCTCCGCGGGCGCTGGCGTGTCGAGCGGTTCGAGATCGACTCGACATGGCTCGGCCCGTACCAGGGCGCCGACTGGGGTTTCGCGAACGACCCGACCGCGCTCGTGCGGCTCTACGTCCGCCCCCCGGTGTTGGACGGGCCAAAGATCGTGCGCGGCGCGGGGCTCTTCGTGCGTCACGAGGCGTGGGGCATCGGCGTGGACCTGGACTTCACCCCGGAGCTGTTCGACCGAGTGCCCGATGCGCGGAAGTACGTCACCCGCGCGGACTCGGCCCGGCCCGAGACGATCTCGCATATGCAGCGGCACGGCTACCCGCGCGTCCAGGCCGCAGAGAAGGGGCCTGGCTCGGTCGAGGACGGCGTGACGCACCTCCAGGGCTACGAGGAGATCGTCATCCACCCGGACTGCCCGCACACCGCCGAGGAGGCGCGCCTCTGGGCGTTCAAGACGGACAAGCTCACCGGCGACGTGCTGCCTGACCTCATCGACAAGCACAACCACACGTGGGACGCGGCTCGGTACGCGCTGGAACCGTTGATGAAGCAGAGCGGGAAGGGCCTGCTCGACTTCTACAAAGCCATGGCAGCTGCGGCGCTGGCCGCGAAGCAGGCGCAGGCGAAGTGACCCGATCCGCGTCGGGACCTACCCTGGCCCGAGGAGGTAGAGCATGGCGACGCCGAAGGGCGGTACACCCATTGACAAGCCGATGATCGACCGCGTGAGCGGCGCGCTGGGTGCGGCGGGGAAGGGCGTGCGCCAGCTCATTGCCGGCGTGACTGAAGCGTGGTTCGGGCCTCTCCAGCCGATGCAGCCCGTGGCCCAGGCCGAGGCCCACGGCCGCGCCCTCGACTACCCCGTTGGCTGGAACCTGTCGTCGAAGCCGCGGGGCGAGTCGGGCGCCGGTTCCGTGGACTTCGCGACGCTTCGCCGGCTGGCCGACCCTGGCCAGGGTGGGCTCGACCTCATGCGCGTCGCGATCGAGACGCGCAAGGACGAGATGGCCGCGCAGAAGTACGGCATTCGACCCAGGGTGGACAAGCGCGAGCAGGCCCGGAAGCGGCAGGCCGTACACCAGAAGCAAAAAGCCGACCTGGAGGCGAAGCAGGCCGACAACGCGAAGGCCCAGGCCGAAGCCCAGGCCGCGGCCATCGGCAAGGCCGACCTGGGCGCCGACGCCGTAGAGCTCCCGCCGGAGTCGCCGCAAGACAAGCGCGCGCGCGAGGTCGAGGAGGCGCTCCGGAGCCCGGATCTCGTTCACACGTTCCAGCAGTGGCAACGGATGCTCCTGGAGGACCTGCTCGTCATCGACGCCCCCACGCTCTACGTCGGGCGCAACCGGCCGGGCGGCGTCGGCAAGCTGCCGGAGGTGATGGACGGGGCCACGGTCAAAGTGCTCATCGACGGCAACGGCCGCCGACCTCTCCCGCCGAGCCCTGCCTACCAGCAGCAGCTCAAGGGGATGCCTGCCACCGACTACACGCTCGACGAGCTGATCCAGATGCCGCGCAACCTGCGGTCGGATCACGTCTACGGCTACTCGCCGGTCGAGCAGGTGATCACGACCGTCAACATCGCGCTGCGCCGGCAGCTCATGCAGCTCATGCACTACACCGAGGGGAACATCCCCGAGGCGTTCATCCCGACGCCGGCCGAGTGGTCGCTCGACCAGGTGAAGATGTTCCAGGAATACTGGGACTCGATACTCGAAGGGCGCGAGGCCGCGCGCCGGCATGCGAAATTCGTCCCGGCCGGCGTCGCGCCGATCTTCACCCACGACCCGAAGCTCAAGGACGACTTCGACGACTGGCTCGCCAGGATCGTGTGCTGGGCGTTCAGCCTCTCGCCGCAGGCCCTGGTCAAGGAGATGAACCGGGCCACGGCGCAGACGAGCAAGCAGACCAGCCAAGAGCAGGGCCTGGAGCCGCTCAAGCTCTGGTGGAAAGATCTGATGGACCTGGTCTTGGCGAAAGCGTTCGGCGCGCCTGACCTGGAGTTCGTCTACGAGGACGAGGAGATCGCCGACCCGCTGGTGAAGGCGCAGGTGTTCCAGATCGCCACCGGCGGCAAGGCGTGGGCGCGACCGAGCGAGGCCCGGGATGCCTACGGCTGGGAGCCCGACGCCGAGCTCGACCTCCCGCCGGCGCCGCCGCCCGGTCTTCCTCCCCCGGGCTCTCCTCCGAAGCCTGGCGGGCCGCCGGAGAAGGGCGACGACGGCGCCGCCGAGAAGGTGATGCAGCTCATCGAGCACGCGCTGGAGAAGAGCGGCCGGCGGGTGTTCGTGCCGAAGACGATGAAGCGGGCCTGACGTGCTCCTCGAGGCCATCGACCACGATCGCGAGCAGATCCGCGCCGTCCGCGCGAAGCTGCACAAGTCGGCCGGCAAGTTCTTCTCCGCGCTCCGGGAGACCGTCGTCTCGCGCGTGCGGGGCGCCGCGCACAAGCTCGCGAAGGGGATGGGCGAGGAGGACGACAAGGACTGGCCGATCGCGGGGACCGACTGGAGCCCGCTTCAGGACGCGATCCGGCACGCGGCGGAGGAGGCCGCGAAGGACGGCGCGGCCGAGGCGCTGGACCAGGTTGGCGCCGACGATCTCGACGCCATGCTCCACCAAGCGAACGAGCGCGCCGTGTCGTGGGCAGAGCAGCGCGCCGCCGAGTCGGTGACCCAGATCGACGAGACCACCCGCGAGAAGATCCGGGACGCCATCAAGGCGGGGATCGAGGATGGCCAGTCGATGGACCAGGTGGCCGACGCGCTCCAGGAGTCGTTCTGGCTGAGCGACTCGCGCGCCGAGACCATCGCGCGCACCGAGACCGCCGAGGCCGACATCGAGGGGAACAAGGCGGGTTGGAAGGTGTCGGGCGTCGTGGCCGGCAAGGAGTGGATCACCAGCAAGACCGATCCCTGCTCGGACTGCGCCGCGCTGGACGGCCAGGTGGTCCCGCTGGATCAGGAGTTCCCCGAGGGCGATCCCCCGCTCCACCCGCGCTGCGAGTGCGACCTCTTGCCGGTGCTCGCCAAGGACGATGGCGAGGAAGATTGACGCCTAACGTACCGGTCCGGAGCCTGAGCGCGTGGAGGTTGCGCGCGTGCAGCTCAAGCGAGTCTACGGCGAGATCAGCAAGGTCGAGGAGAACGACGACGGGACGTTGACCGTCTCGGGCGTCGCCTCGTCCGAGGTCCGCGACTGCGACAAGGAGCTGATCCGCGCCAGCGCGATGAAGGAGGCGCTCCCCGGTTACCTCAAGTTCGGCGCCGTGCGCGAGATGCATCAGCCGAACGTCGCCGCCGGAACCGCGCTGGGCGCCGAGGTCGGCGAGGACGGGCGCACCTACTTCGAGGCGCTCGTCGTCGATCCCCTCGCCTGCACGAAGGTCCGAACCAAGGTCTACAAGGGCTTTTCGATCGGCGGCCGGGTGCCGCCGGGCGGGCGCAACAAGGACGACCCGACGATCATCGAGCACCTGGATCTCGTCGAGATCAGCCTGGTCGATCGCCCGGCCAACCCCGAAGCCGTTTTCCAGCTCGTGAAGATGGAGGCCGTGATGCCGGAATCCGATCCTGTCGCGCCCGTCGCTGACCCCGCGAAGCCCGCCGAGACGCCGGCTGCCCCCGTCGTCCCCGCGCCCGACCCGGTTCCTGTCGTCGAGGCCGTGAAGGCGGCCGACATCGCCACCGAGCCCATCACCAAGGGCATGGAGGCGTACGACGCCGGGTGCGCCATCGACGCGATCATTCAGCTCCAGTACCTGCTCTCGATGGAGCGGGGCGAGGACCACCCCGAGGCCGCGGCCCAGCTCGCCGCCCTCGACGCCGCGATCCGCGCCCTCAAGACGTTCGTGGCCTCCGAGATCCAGGAGTCTGACCCCGAGTCGGTCACGATGGCCGACAAGGTCGCCAAGGCGGTGGCCGGCTTCGAGGCGCTCAAGGCGCAGCCGATCCGCAAGGCCGGCGCCAAGTTCTCGAAGGCGACGAAGGCCGCGCTCTCCGCCATCCACGACCAGATCGACGCCTGCTCCAAGTCCATGGGCGACCTCGGCTACAAGACCGCCGACGACGACGTGAGCGGGGCCGACGCCGGGGGTGAACTCCAGAAGCGCGCCAGCGAGCAGGCTGAGCTGCTGGAGAAGGCCGACGCCGCGCTGAAGGACCTGCTCGCCAAGAACGGCGACCTGGCCAAGCAGATCGAGCAAGCCAAGCAGGACTTGGCCGAGCGAAAGGGAGTCCTCAAAGCCGTGCCGGTGGAGAAGTCGCAGGACACCGGCTCGGCCTCGGCGGTGCAGAAGGGCGGCGCCGCGGAAGAGGACTCCGTGTCGCTGGTGAAGCGGGCGCAG